ACGCAGGCGCTCCTGCTCGGGGTCGGGAGGCGGCTGCTCCCCGGGGGTGAGCGGGATAGGCTTGTCGAAGTATTCCAACGGCTCGGCGTTCTTGTCGGCGAACGCGTTTCCGAGAACGACCGCATATGCCTTTGCCGTGTACAGTCCGTTCAGCCACGCCGCGAAATTCGTCTGCTCGCGCTCGCGCTCCTGCCGTATTTTAAACGCCTCGCGGTAAAATTTTGGGAGAGCAGCGTCGCCCTCCCAAAACTCACCGTAAGACATTCCCATCGACATATATTGAGGACACGCTTCGTTGAATATATCGGTCAGGCTGTTTGTATCCGGTGGGGTTACTCCTCGAACTCCACCGTCGCCGAGTTTCCCTCGTCGTCCCCGCCGTTCTCGTCGCCCATAAGGTTTGCGTAAGTATCGGCATACATCTCGACAAGCGCCCCCAGAACGTCGTTCTTGGACTTCGGTGAAAGCTCGTCCCAGATAGCCTCCGTCTTGCTCTGCTTGATTGACGGATGATTAGCCTTGAACGCACACCAGATAAAGACCGGTACCGCTACAAGAGGCTTTTCGCTCAGGTCTCCGGCTTTATATCCCATATCATTGTACATCGCCGCCGTCTTTCTGTTGAACGTAAGCGTATACTTGTTTCCGTTCGTCGTAATAGTAACCTTCTTCATAATTTTATCCTCCTGTTATTTGCTCCGTCTATGCGGATAGTTAAACGTTGATAATTACAAACCGCCTTCATCGCTCTGCGGATAGGTGATAGTGATCTTATCCTCCGTCCATTTCGGCTCGCCCGAAACGGTAATGCTCAGGTTGATCTTATTCTGCTGGTTGACCTCCTTACCGGGAACGGGCAGCACACCCGGCTCTCCCGGGAACGCGACTGTCGGAAGTCCGGGCGTGACGATATAGAACCACGTCTGCAAGCCCGCTTTCTTTGCAGTCTCGTATGCCTCGTACAAATCATTCCATTCCCCATAGAGCAGCGTGGTAAGGTTCGCCGCGTAGGAGCTTGCTCCCGAAAGGTCGATAAGCCCGTTGATGAACTTCTTGTACTTCGTACACGACAGATCGGTAACGTCGATTTTCTCCGGCTCGGCGCTCATGTCGGGCATAGAGATTATATCGGGAATAAACCTCGCCGAGGTGGGCATTACGCCCTTGGAGGTCTCAACCGCCCACGCAAGCTCCGTGCCCGCTGTTGACAGCGGAATACCCGCTTTTACATTTGCCATAATTTCCTCCTAACTTGTATAAACTATTCCGTCTTTGCCGACGATCCCCTTATACCGCAGCGCATAGCGGCTTATCGGGGTATCGGCGGGATTTAACACGGGCTGTCCGAACACTCGGATAAAGCCCGTTTCCGTCATTGTTTCGTCTATCACGGCGGCGATCTCGCGGCACTGCCGTTTGCCGCCGCTCGTGAGGTTGCTGTAAATATTGACTTGGTACATCAATTCGGTGTGGTTCTCGCGGCAGTGCGCGGTTTGCGTTTTCGCGAGCGGTACGTTCGACTGTTCCCAGAAGCACACCGCGGGGAATTTCGACGGCGAGTCCGTGTCTGTCGAGACTATGAAAATCCCCTTGAACCTCGCACGCAGCGCCTTTGAGACCCTGTCAACGACCTGATCTTCTACGTCAAGCATTATATCAGTCCTTTCGCGGCGGGAACGACCAGCGTTCGGAGCTGCCGGGCCGTGTTATACATAAACGGGCGCGACTCAAAGCCTTTTGTCCAATACAGCGTACCGTCCTTGCCGCGATACCACCAGCCAAGCTCGCCGTGACCGTTCACGTCATACTTCCAGCCTACTATTGAAATATCGGGGTGCGGTTTTCTGCTGCCGACAACGCCCGTGCCGAACTCGACATATACCGCGTAGCCGCACTTGCATTTCACATAGCCGTAATTGCCGCTGTGTTCGCCCACAATGGACGAAAGCAGCTTGCCCGTATCCTTTATATCCGCTGCCTCGACAAGCGCAATCTGAGCGCCCTGCGCGGCTAATTCGGCGGCAAGGCCGACGGCGAGTTTCTCAATACGCGCCTTATACGCCCTGACCTCCGCCGCCGCTTTCCTCAGGCTCTCCGCCGAGAGCTTCGCCGTTATCTTCATCGGAGACCTCCACTCTCTTTATAGCGTACTGCGAGACGTTTAGCGAACGCGCGACTGCCTTTACAACGTAGGTCTGCTCGTCGATAGTCACACGGGTGTTCTCGTCTATCGGACAATCCGGATCGCTTATCAACATTGTGCGGTCGTAGTCGAGAACGTCGCCGAACATCTGCTCGGAATAATCGCCCTTGTTCGCCGAAACGGACAGGAAAAGCTGTTGTTCTTCCCCGAATACGGGCGAATAATCCGCCGTATGATAACCGTTCTCGTCAATTATTTCATCGTTCCTAAGATACGGACGAAATGTCACCAAGATTTGATTACGCTTCAAATCCCTCATAAAATCCTCGCTTTCGGCGTGACCTCCGAGAGCAGCTCCTCGGATATCCACGCGGAGGAGTAACCGCGGCTTATGCCGTTCTCGGAATGCGAGGTCTCGCCCTCCGCGCCCTGCTTGTTGTACAGCTCCGCCGCGATACGGAGCTGGAGATTATTGTATCGCCGCTCCAGCTCGTCGGGCGGCTCCCCGAACGGGTAACGCCGCGCGTTAATTGCGCTTTTTGCCGTTTCGAGCAGAAATTCCGCGTCCCCGTCCGATATCTGCGGTATCTGCGTTTTCAGCAGCTCCGTCTGCGTCATTGTCGTCCTCCTTATTTGTATGCGGAGCTTCCGCGCCGCTCGGCGGAGCCGAGCTATCACGGCAATAACTCCCGCGCTGCGCTTCGTCGTCATTGCCTATCGCGGAAAGTTCCACTCTGTACCCCGCCTTTGCGAGAATGCCGCCGACCTCCTCCGATACCTCGGCGGTATCGCCGTTGAACTCGACAAGCACTCTCCCGCCGCTTGTTACCGTTGCGGGGCGGCCGTCTCTGTAAGCGATCATTCCGCGAACACCACTTTGCCATGCAGATACTCAACACCGTAATCGAGACCGATCTGACCGAATATCATGCCCTCGTATGCCGCGCCCTTGGTAGGCTTATCCTCGTAGAAGAAATTTCCCTTGTTCGGGGTGATCTGCTCCACGGGGTGAATTGCCGAGGTCTTTGCGCAAAGGAGAACGTTCTGCGGAATGGTTCTCGCGAGAATGATATTGACCGTACCGAAATCGGTCATCAGTCCGCGGATAGCCGCGCCCGCCGTGGTAACGCCGTTCGGGTACAGACTGCTTGATCCGGTGAACGCCTCTGTAATAGCCGCCGCTATGGCGGAGTTCACGAAAACGGTGTTGCCGTCGGGAGAAACGCCGCTGTCGTACATCTTCTTGAGCAGCGAATTGATCGTCGAGCGCATAATGGACGCGCCGACCTTGCCTGTCTCGGTTATCGCATTGGTCGTGATAGCCGAGAGGATGCCGCGCGTCTTGTTGGCAACGTTGTCGGCAGTCGCTTTTTGGTAAACGCCGTTGATGAACGTGTACTCAATGGAATTCGCGATCTTGCGCATTTTCGCCGCCTTCTGGAACTGAAGCTCGTCTACCGGATCAGCGCGCTGCCCTGTAATGTTTATTCCCGAGAGCGTCCCCATGTTCGACTGCTTGGCATACGAAACGCTTACCGCCTCCTGGAATATCTGCGTAACGTTGGTCTCCTGAGTGCGCGTGATGAACGTCGCGTCCACGCCCTTAACGCTCTGCACCTCGGAGATCTCGGGCTGACTCGGGGCCTCAAGCGCGTAATCCTGCGAGGTCACGAATTCCACCGAATTGGTGTAGAGCGGCGCGCCTATCGCATTGAGAAAGGGCGTTTCAATGTTGCTTTTGGTGTAGAGCGCTCCCGAATAATTCGGGCAGTTAAAGCTCATTGCCGTGGTTGATTTGATTGTTTCCGTATCGGGCATATTTACCTCCTGTTATACTTGTGTTTCCCGTACCGCCGTCAAACCGTCCGCCGCCTTTATCATAGACAGCATATCGTTGGCTTTCGCAGCGGCGCTGAACTGTTCCGTGAGATCGGGAGCCGCGGGCGGCGTTGTTCCCGTGACCGGAGCAGGGGTCTGCAAAAGCTCCTGCTTGGCAGCCGCGGCCGCCTTTTCCCGGGACGCGCCTATCAGCTTGGTAAGCGCCTCCGCAAACCCGATCGTCTGCTCCTCGTTATCGCTGACAAATCCGTCGAGCACGGCGGAGTATTCCTCCTCGGTCAAGCCGGCCGCCGATAATTTTGCCGCCGCTTTGGTGCGGTTCAGCAAGCGCTGACTTTCGGATTTCGCTTTGTTCGCCTCCTCAATGAGCTTGTTCAGCTTCTCCTCCTTCGAGAGCTTCTCGCGCTCTGCCTCGTCGAACTTGTCCGCCTTTTCCTTGAGCGACTTGTTGTCGTCCTTAAGCTTGTTCAGCTCGCTGTGATGTGAACTCAGCAGCGCTGAGACCTGCTCGTCGGTCGCCTCGGGAAACAGCTTCTTGATCTCGTCTCTTGTCATAATAAATCCTCCTGAAAAATTACATTATTTAACGGATAACTCCAATGGCGGCAGCAGCGGGAATTGAACCCGCGCCGCCGCTTGACCGCAGCGGCTTTTTCCGCGTTGTTAATACTGCCGTATAAACAAAAAGAGCCAACGTCCCTATGGATTTCCCATAGGAACATTGGCTCAAAGGCTCTAGATAAGCTATTCAATTTTTACGGTAATCATGCATTCAAAATCAAATTCAGAAAATCGGATTGAAGAGGCATATCATATTTTTCAAAATACAAAATATCTCTGCTGTCCCAATAATAATCGCCGTATTCATAGGCGCAAAGAGGAATATTCGTGCTTTTGCCCTCGATCTCGTCAATGGTATAGCTCGCCGCAGCTGCGTCTGGATCCTGCTCTTTCAAAAATTTCAAAACAGTTTGCTTATCGTTATCGGACAATTTAATCGCTGTGGGGTGTTTAACAAAGCTTTCCCACTCTGAAATTCTTTTCATAGCCATTCCTCCAATCTACTTTAATTTCGGTTCAAAGACAATAAATTCGCCGTCATTGGCATAAGCCGTACTGCCAATAGTTATTTTGGAAATACCGTTTACAACCCGGTGTGCCCATAAAAAATTATTGGGAGCTTTAACAGGAACATTCAATTCGTTTGCTAGCCTTTGCGCAAAACTATCGCCGTTCTCGTCTGTGATTCCCGTGTTGCACGACAACAAGCGAACAGGTTCACCATGATAATCTTTCCTTTGCATTATTATCTGTGCAAGAGTATGACTGTCAATTTTTTCGCCGTAAAAATACGCAAGCTTTTCCTCGCCGTGCATTGTTATATCAAAATATCCATCGTCAGGCTCAAAGAACTTCGCACGTTTGCCAAGCAAGCCGTCGTCAAATATAGTTTTTTCCTGTGCAACCGCGCGTTTTATAATGTCCTCTGTTTTCTTTTGATTTAAAACGCTTTGCGCCGAAATCGCGTCTTTTTCGTCTGTCATACCTCTAACCGTCCCCATTCTTCCACTTCCTACCCTCATTATACCACGATTATTCGCGTTTGTCAAGGGCGTTCCGCGGTCAAATTTCAAAGTACACCGACAGTTGACTATCTCCTCCGCGTCTGCACCGAGCGAGGTATCATTCGGGAACATCAGCTTGGAACTTCCCACCGTGAACGGCTCGTCGATCGGTATCCTCGTGCCGCCGACCGCTTTATGCGACGGGCGGACCTTGCCGTCGCCGAATGTCTCCCAGGTCTTGAAGCGCATTCCCGAACGGTATGCCCCGTCAAGCGCCGCAAGGTTGCACATTGCGTTTATCTCCGTGCGCGTTACTGTCATCGAGTGGCTGTTCTCAAACGCTATGTTCGGCTCGTCGCGGGCTGTTCTCGTGAGCCATACCGCGAAGTCGAAAGCGTGTTGATTTCGCCACGCGCCAACGCCGTAATAAGGCTCGCCGCCTTGAAATATTGCGGATACATAGCGTTCGTAATACTTGTCGAAGAAGCCGAGATACGCTTTCCGCAGCGACACTGCAGCAGCCGCAAGGAGTATATCTTTACGGCGTTTGTCCGTTTTCTCGTCGGCGATTATCGCATGAACCGTATCGTAATACTTCTTCACAACGTCCCGAAACGCCCCCGCCATTACTATGCGAAGCTTCTTCTCGGCGGCGGGGAGCTCCATTTCGCCGTAATAAAGGATATTCAGGCGGTCAACGCTCGCCAAGCTCGCCATTATCGTCACCGCCCAATTTGTTCAGGATAGCCTCAAGCTCGCCGTCCATATCGACCACGTTCGCCGCCTGTTTATCTTGTTCACCCGATATTATCCACTTTTGGAGATACTCGGAGCTGTCGAGGAACACCTGCTCGGGATCACTGTACAGTCCGCAGTGCGCTATCGCTATGCGCGGGTGGATCCCCGCCTCGAGCTGATTCTGCAAGCCCTGCGTTTTTGTCAGCAGATTATCCGTCTTGTTCCTGGTGAACTTTATCTCGATATCGCCGAGCGACAGGCTCCCCAGCTGCGGAACGTTCAGACACCTCAGCACAAACGCCAGAAACCGCTTTTCCGTTGCCTTGAACTCGTGTTCCATAGACTTCGCGGCACTCTCCGCCATCGTCCACCCTTGCCCGATAACAAGCGCTTGACCCGTATTCCCGCCCGCGCTCGCTTTTCTGTCGGGAACCGCAGCGATGGTCAGCATTATCTCGTACATATAATCGACAAACGTCTGACTTTGCTGCTGATCGAGCGTTGTCTGCAAGAGCTGAATGTTCGCGGGCAAGCCGTTCGTGGACTTTGTGCATATGCCGCCCTTTTCGCGGAGCGCCTTGAATTGCTCGTCGTCAACCTCGCAATTGTTGAACCATATGAACGACTGGATTATCTGCTCTATGCCGTCCATTCTGTTTGAGGCTATATTGTTCATAGCGTCGATAAGCGGCAGCACCGTCTCAAAGCTGCCCTGCCTTGTCGGCGCGAGCCTGTACTCGAATATCGGGATACCGCCCGCGAACTCCTTTGTCTCGGTAATTTCGCGGAGATCCTTAATGACCCAGAACCGCGTATCGCTCCACACGGAATAGACGCTGCCATTGCTCATGTCGGAATACGTACACGCCAGCACAGGCTCGCGGCGGTAATCGTTGGAATACGCCACGAACGTATTACGAGGGTCGCAAACGTAGGTATTAAGTATCCCATTCTCAATCAACGCCAGACGGTGCGCTATGCCGCAGATGTAAAACCACTGCGCGAGATCGCTGTCCTTTGACGCTTTGTTCGCCTCGTCCATTATGCGGTTTAGGTAAGCAATTCCGTTGTCGTCACCTTCGTTTTCACCAAGCGGGTTTTCACCTCGGTAGACGTACTGAACGGGCTCTCCGAACGTAAACCCCGTTTTGAAGTTGACGATCTCGGCGGCATGGTTCTCGACCAGCCTGTTGCAAATCTCGGGACGGACCTCCTTTACGCGGTCGAGTATATCCTGCCGACCCTTGTAATATCCGTAAAGCAGCTCGATATCATGTCTGTTCTGCTCGTGAACGCTTACCGCGCTTTTCAGTACGTCCAGCACGTTCGCGTCGGTAACGTTCCTCTCGTCCGTGAATATCTGCCGCCTGCCGTAAAAGTTCAGCCCCGACATTTAACCGCCCCTTTCCGCTTGGCGGGGAGAGAAATAAGCACCGACTTTTTACAGCATTTGCAGTAAGCGTATATCTCTCCGCGCGATCTTGTATCCGCATCGAATAAGCGCTTGCGGCATTCGGGACACACTATCTTTTCAAATGCCAATCGAATCTCCCCCTACAAGAATTTGTTCTCGATTATCTCCACCGTACACAATCCGTTCTGATGAAAGTCTATATTCATCGCGAGACTGTCCGCTGCGTCGTCGTGACGTTTTATCTTCTTTCCGCTCGTGTTTACCGAGTAGCGGCAAAGCTCTGACATCGCCTTGTCGTACATAGCTCCTCGCGCTGCGTCGTTCCGGAACACAAGACGATCTCGGATATCCGTCGAATAGCGGAGTATCTTGTTGTCCTTGCTCTCGCGGACGTTCGCCGACGAGGTAGTCACGCTGCAATGATGTCCGCGCTCCTTAAGCTGTTTCTCGATATCCTCCGCATAAGCTCTGCCGCCAGCGTTAGCCTCGAACTTGGATCGCCCTACGTCGTTCGCGACAAATCGGTCCACGACAAGCGGCTGCGTGACGGTCTTGTCCTTGTCCGAGAATACCCAGTCATGAACATACCCCAGGTTCCCGAACCAGTAAATGATCGGCGCGGACAAGCTGTCGCCGCCGCCGAAAGCCACGTCCACCGCGCTCTTTACGTCGCACTCGCCGTCGGGGAGAGTGCCGTTGTAATAATTCAGGTTCTCGCTGTCAAACAGCAAGCCCTCGCGGACATACGGATCGCCCATAAACTTGCACGACCAGCTCCACGGGTCAAGGCTCTCGCGCATATCCTTGTAGTACGCCGTCGAAAAGCCCAGTCCGTACGGATAATCGAAGTTGCTCTCGCCGTTTTCGTCCACAGCGGGAATAACTATCACTCTCACCTCGGGGTCGTCCGCATACTGCTCTATAACGCGCCCTATCGGGTCGTCAACCGCCCATCGCGTTCCGATATGAAGCTCAACGGCGCTCTCCTTTTTGCGGTCCTTCGCTATGTTCAGGTATTGCTGATACTTGCTCTCAAGCCGCGCGGGATTTATCGCCTCCTGCCAATCCTTTATGAGGTCGTCCAGGTACAGAAGCTGCGAGACCTCGATAATTCCCGTCCATGAAGCGTCAATGCCGCGGCAAGTCACCGTTCCGAAACGGCGGTCACGGTTCAGACAGAGCTTTGACAGTTCCAGACTTTTCCCCGCGATCTGACAGTTAGGGAACACGTCAGCCCATAAATATTCCTCGCTCGTGATTATCTCGAATATCTCGTCAAAAAAACCGTCCGTAAGCGTCGACGAGTACCCGCCCAGAGCCGACGAACCCTCGGGGTCTTTGCCCGCTATCCAAGTAACGAAAAACATTCCCAGTGTAGACTTACCAACACGCGGCGGAAGGCTTATTACAAGTTTTTTTATCTTCCTCTCGTATAGATCCTGCAGCGAGTCCACAGCTTTGCGCAAGACCGCCATTCGAGGTATGTAAAACTTCTTTTCAGGAAATCTGTTCCATTCGACGTAGATCAGATAATAGTGGAACAGTTCCCTTGCCAGTATCAGGCAAGCCTTTTTCGCAAGCTCATAGAATTTTACCGACAAATCAATGTTTGACTTCGCCGATTTCACTTTGCAATTGATCGCAAGATTATATATTTTCTCCAGATGAGGGCGCTGCTCCGCAAAGCTGCCGAGTAAACGGACTGTCTCGAAGTAGGTTTCCAGACTCCCGTATCTCGTCAGATCGCGATTTGCCGCACGACTTACAAGCTCCGCCGTTTCCGTAGCTCCACCCCCAAAAAGACAAAAAGAGCCAATCAGGGAATATAATAATCCCTAATCGGCTCAAAGGCTCTAAATAAGCTATTTTTCTTTCATTATAGCACAAAATGCAGAGCTTGTCAAGGGGTAAAGCCGATTTTTTATAAAATTTTTCCGCGGGGGGTTAAGTAAGGGAGCGGGGCGTTCTCCCACAACACCCCCGGGGTATCCCCGAACCATCGTTCTCGGGAGCGGAACGGGTTGCAGAACGCCACACTTTACCATATTGAATTGCGTAAAATATTAATTTTATGGAATTTCGCAAGCGCAACAAACGGCTTTATTAAGCCAAATGTTGAATTGCAAAAAAGTTATACAAACAGTTTGCAATACTAATCCACTATATGTTGTGGTCTATTATCAAACATCGAGTGAGAAGTACCCCTGTCAAGAAAGCGCTCACAACGGCCTGTAAAGCGCTTGTAATCTCTTGGTAGTATACTTTCACTACCAAGTGGTTACAAGCTGCTTACAAGCGAAATCTAAGGGCTTCTCGTTGATGCGGCGGTTATGTATCCTTGTCCGTATCAACATCAATTTCAACTGTGGCGGTGTCCTCCATAAGCCTGCGCTCCAGTTCCTCGCGTGAGGTTCCGTCTCCAAGAGGGTCTTTCGCCTGAACAATGATGTCTTGTGTGTCCTTCATGCCGTAGTAGTTCTTGGCGCGGAAGATGTAGACCACCTTGTCAATGAACCCCAGAAGTGCCAAGTCTGCGTCAATGGCGGACAAATAAATTTTCGCAGCCTTTATCAATTCTGAACGTTCGCCGCCCTTAGTCCTCCGCACTTCCCAATCCCAGAGGGTTTGCGGACAAGTTCCCAGAGCGAGCGAAAGCTTCTCCACAGTAGGAATACCGCCGCTCTGTGCATAGTACTCAAAAAATGCGACAAGCCGCTGACGGCAATCCTCGTCATCCTTGACCTTAGGCGAACCGAACCAGTGCCCGATATCCGAGATTATACCGCTTAAAACCTCGGGCGGCGCTTTGCAGTGGAGTTCGGAGCTCGCCGATTTTGAGCCGCGCTTTGCGGGCTTTCCCTGTTTCATTTCTTCGAGCTCCTGCTTTTTCTTTTCCTCAAATGTTGGCATTATCAACCCTCCCAATATTGTTAAGTTCTTCAACAACGACATTGTGTTCTGTACTCATTCTGTTACCTCCAGATCCCTCAAATTCCGAGCCATAAACCCGTCCTCGCCTGTAAGTAACTCAACACATTCCAGAGCGAGCGGCAGCTTATCAACACCTTTAGCCTTTGTTATCGCGATACGCAGCGCGTCGGACTTGATTATCGCGTCCTGATACTTTCCGTACATCTCGGCGCTGTGATCGAAGTGCTCGCGCTCACGTTGATAGATCTTCCGCGCTTTCTCAATATCCTCGCGAAGCAGCTCAGCGGGGATATTATCTCGGCGGCAGCGTATACCAAGCTGTTCGATAGTCGCCAGGAATTTGAACTCACACGCAGGTAACTTGCTGTAATCGAGCGTTCCGCGCCATGCCTGCCGTTCAAGCTCAAGCATATTCTCCATAATTCTCAAAGCCTCCTATATTGTGAAATGGTGGAGGGGGTGGAGGACTATATATAACCTTTTCTATATATTCAATTTATTTTTTATAAACTAAACATATAGTAAACCCTCCACGCCTCCACCGCTTAGCTGCACAAACTAATTCCGATGTAGTAATTTCCGTCCTTTCGCGATATTTTTTTGAACCTCTTGGTGACCTCAACGCCGAATTTCGTGTTGGAAAACTTATGCTCGTTGAACTTCTCCGCCCACTCCACATAAGCGGCGAAGAGAGCGCCCGCCTTGACATACGCGTCATCGCGAACCTCGCAGCGATCTTCGATAAACGCGCTGACAACGTCCATTTCGCGGCGGTATTCCGCAACGGCGGCGAGTATTGCCTTAGGCATATGCAGCCCATCTCTCTGCCACATCAGGCAGCCCTCGGCCGCCCAGCGGAGTATCGCGGGATATTCGGCGCGGAGCTTTTCGCCAAGCTGCTTATCGACACGGCTCTCTGGAATATCCACGGTGAACGGTATCAGATGTATACGCCGCCAGATACCTTTATCAGTGCCGCGGATTATCGGCTTGTGATTTGTCGCTATCCAGAGCTTGAACTCGGGCAGAAACTCAAACTCATTGCCGTAGAGCTTGCGCGCCGTCACAACGTCGCCGCCCGTCAGCTGCTTAAGTAAGCCCTCGTTGAGCCGCACCCCCTCGTTCGGTTCGGTGGAAGTAACGAAACGCGCACCGCGCAGCCGCGCTATATCCGAGTTTGCACCGCTGCTGTTTGGTTTTATCATCAGCGTTTCGGGCTGGATATTTATCGCGTAATCTCCGCAGATGTCGCGTATAACGTCCAGGAACGTCGATTTTCCGTTGTTGCCCGAGCCGTACAAGAAAAACGCGCATTGCTCGTCCGTTCGCCCCGTCAGCGAGTAGCCGACGGCTTTCTGAACATAATGTATAAGCTCGTCGTCGCCGCGGAATATCTCCGACAGGAATTTTTTCCAGCGCGGGCAGCCGGAGTCTCTTTCGGCCAGAATATCTACCGGGGACAGTTTCGTAATGAGCCAATTCGGATCGTGCGCGGTCAGCTTGCCGCTTTTCAGAGAAATCACTCCCGATAACGTATTGAACGCCATTTTATGCTGATCCAGTTGCTCGGGAGTGACGGGCAGTATCGGGCGGCATTCGCTCTCGCAAGCAGTCTTCCCCTTATGTGAGCGCGAATATTTCATGTGTTTTGAAAACGCGTCCTCCGCGTCCTTTTCTCCGTTGCTTTGGTAATATTTAAGCTCGTTTTTCATACTCTCGACCGAAACGTTAACCGCACGGAAAACCGCGCCGTCATCATCGTATTTCCAACGTGTCTTATCCCAGTACAGCCAGGATTTATCTATATGGTTATAGCGGAATAACCCGCCGTAGTTGTCCACAAATCTATGTGCATTGCCCGTGTCGTCAAACGAATAGAAACGATCGGGGCTTTGTTCGTTCAGCAGTCCGTCTATCGCGTCCTGCTGTTCGGACGTTAAATCACTGTATTTTGTTTTCAAGTTCTGTAATTACCCTCCTTCCGTATTCTGCAATAAAATCAGCCTTATCCGAGGCTGTTCCCGTGTTGAGAACGTTCAGCGCCCAATCGACAAAATCCATATTTCGCAGAGCCTCGGTAAAGCGTTCGTCAAACTGTTCGTCAGGCGTTTTGGGGGTGTACTTTTTGCGATTCTCCGATAGCTTTATGTAATAATCACGGAGAATTCTGAATAGCCGCCATGTAAGCTCTTCAAACTGCTTTTGTTTTGATTTAACGCGTATTCGGTGCAGCTCGCCGATTGTCGGGGCAGCGTTCCAGCTATCCGGAACGCTTATCCCGAAATCCCGAGCGAGCTGCTTACACGCTTCTATCGGCGTTATTCCGAACAGCTTTGCGGTGAAGTCTATAACCGAAAAATCGCCGCCGCACCCGAAACAATGAAACCGCTTGTCGATTATCGCGCTCGGGTGCTTTTCACTGTGGAACGGACAAAGGCACATTCCGCGGCGATTTACCTCAATACCGTACAGCTCCGCCGCCTGCCGAGCAGTAACATTTTCCTTTATCGTATCGTAAATATTCATCAAAACGGATAGTCATCGTCACTTGACGCACTCCCTGCCGCAGTATACGCCGCAAAATCGGCAGCGGGCGGTGCGGCATATCCCGCAGCGCTCGGTGCACTCGTTTTCTGAACATGCTTCACCTCAGGAAAGTCCGTCGGGTATCTCATGTCAACCTTCTCGTAATATTTGTCATTGTAATCATCGTGATACAAATGCACTTTGATCGGCTTACCTGTAAGCTCCGCAAGAAACGCGCCGAGACTTTCGTAATCCTTTCCGTTGGGCAGACGCGCCGCACGAGCCAGCGCCATAAGCTGCCCAAAATTGAATCCGTCAACGGACAGATCGTCTTCGTTAGGCTCACGCTTTTTCCAGATATCGTCGAAGATCAAGCCGTTTTTGAATTTCTGGTCGATATCGTTCCTGATAACGTATCTGAATGCGATCTTTTCCTTTCCGTTCGGCGTGGTTGTCGTTTCCGCTTTCAGAATAACTACTTCGTAATCGCCCTCGGGCTTGAGCATACCGCCCTCGGTTGCCTTGTTTGTGTCTGTTTTAAACATCTTGTGTTCCTCCCGTAATTATATTTTTTGCGTCTTCAACGCTCCTCGCAACACCTGCGAGAGCGCCGTATCCGCGCATTTTTCCGATAAAATTTTTCTGCTCGGCGGAGACTCTCCCCGCCGCCGTTTTGACCTCGATAAATACTGCTCTGCCGTCCGATAATCGAAATCCGAACAAGTCCGAAAAACCTTTCGGCAGACCCGTTTCGAAATATCGTTCGTCAAACGTGTGACCGCTGCCAACATTGGCGCGGAACAGCACCGCGATATCGGTGCACGCAGCGCGAATTTCGTTTTGTATCTTATGTTCTTCCGTCATATTTAAAACGCATAGCAGCTCTGCCAATTTGTCGCCCCGGGGCGACAAAATCTTTAGCTGCTGCGCTCAATTAACCCCCTTTCTTTCGCTTGATAATACGCCCACCCGGGTTTGTAGTTATGCTGCTTTGCGTAGTCCAGAAGCTCGCGGTATGTGCGGCAGTCGGCGGGCGTTTGCGTGTCCAGCTTAAAGCCCTCTATCTTTTGCAGCTCGGCGCTCTCGGTCTTGATCTCGCGGCGCTCCTTTTTCGGGAACTCATATCCGCAATTCGGACATATAACCGCTTCGCCCTTATCATCGGGCGGAACGAACGTGTAAAAGCACTCGGGGCACTGCTTGACCGTAACGTCCTCGTCAACCTGCTTTTTGGGCTTTTTCGGCTTGCCCTCAAGCGTCCATTCGCGGTCGTCGTCGGGCAGCCCAAACCGCGCGTAATTGCCCACATGGTCGATGATAACAGCGCGTTTTCCCTCACGGTAACGCATAGCCCTCATCGACTGCTGAATATACAACGTGAGCGACTGTGTAGGACGGAGCAATATAGCGCACTCGCAGTCGGGAACATCAAAGCCCTCGCTTATCAAGTCGACGTTGCAAAGCACCATTATTTCCCCGTCACGGAATTTTCGTATGACCGCCGCGCGCAGCTCTTTGGGCGTGTCGCCGTAGATATGCGCAGCCGCTATTCCCGCGGCGTGAAAGCTCTCGGCGGTAGCCTTGCTGTGGTTCACCGAAGCGCAGTAGCATATCGCTTTCCTGCCGTCAGCGAGCTTCTTGTAATACTTAATAACGTCGCCGAAAACCGCCTTTTTTATCATCGCCTTTTCGATATCGGAGGTGACATATTCGCCGCGCCGAGTTTTAAGCTGCGTAAGGTCAGCGATGTCGGGCGCGTAGTAATCATATGGCGCAAGGCAGTTATTTTCAATAAGCCACTTTGCCGAAACACCGACCAGCAATTTGTCATTGACGTCTCCAAGACCCCCGCCGCCTAATCGCGCGGGCGTTGCGGTAACTCCCACGCGCAGCACGTTCGGGAAACGCTCGTAAATTTTCTTGTAGCTTGCAGCAGGGGAGTGATGGTTTTCGTCCGTCATTATCAGCGCGGGAGATTTCAGCTTAGAGAGCCGCCGCGCCGCCGTCTGTACCATCATAATATCGCACAGCAGCATATTCACTCCCCATCCGACGAACGTTCGCGTTATTTGTTCCACGAGCTCGCGGCGGTGGACGAGGAACATCACGCGCTTTCCGTTCGCGGTAGTGCGCCGCGCGATCTCGGCGAGTATGCAGGATTTTCCGCCGCCGCACGGAAGCACGATACACGGCGCTTTGTAACCCTCGCGCCAAGACTGCCTAAGCTGCTCGACGAGGTCATTCTGATACGGTCGGAGCTTGTTCATTATTCACCGCCTTTTTGGCGCATGATGAACACAAAATACGTCCGAACATCGCGGACGATTTTTCGGCGATCTGCGTTACGGAATATTTCGTGTTCGCTGTGATAAGCATACCGCAGTCCGCGCATTTAACGGGTTCAGCGCCGTTATTAAGCCATTCCGCAAGCTGTTTCCCGAGATCGGGAGTGATAATGCCGCTCCACTTGTCTAGAAACGTTGTGTCCTTTGACGCGCTCGCGATATGGTCGCGCCCGATCTGAAGAACAACGTCGAACTCATACTCAGCGTTCTCGCGCTGCACGGGAGCAAGCCCTATCTTAACAGGCTGCATTTTGCCGCGGTCGTTTTCCTCCATAGCATACGCCATTTTGGTGCGCATTGTAATTATCGTATGGCACGGAACGGAGAGGATCGTATTCAGCAGATTATTCTGGATTTTTCCCGCCTCGTCCCATGCCGTGTAGTCGTTCTTTCCTTTTTGTTTGGCTATCTGCGATTTGATATCGAGAACTCCGCCCTCGTTATCCCACGCGTGCGAGAAGCTGTCGACGATAACAACGCCGTCCTCTCCGACAATCTCCGCCGCCTGATTGACGTAGCTTATATAACGCTCGGGCGAATACGGTGGATTAAGCGCGGCATACAAAAACACTCCCGTACCGAGGTCGGAACGTTCCGCATAAAATCTGGCGCGCTCGTGCTCTGTGTCAATAAGCGCGATTTTACCCCAGTCGCCCGTGATACCATACGCCAGATAAAGCGCCGAAAGCGTTTTACCCGCTCCCGACGGTCCGACAAGCGCGATACGGGCTTTGGATTTTTTCCGTGTTACGGATTCAAAAATACTCATAATTCCCTCACTTAATAATCATTGAAATATTGTCGCGCAGCTCGGCACCGCTTACGTTTTCGCCCGCCTTGATAGCAGCTTTTATTGCGGTCTTGTCGGGTTTGGACGGCTGCGGTATCAGGAACTTATCCGGTACGGCCGAGATGTCGATGACCTCAGTCGACTGCGTTTTCCGATATGTTATCTGAACGCGTGCAGTGCTCATCTTTTCGCCGCGCAGTTCCTCAAGAAGTGTTTGATACAGCTTGTCCCGCGTTGCTTTAATGCGTTCTCGGCGCGCCTTGAGATTATCCTCTTCGGCTTTGACCGCCGCGATCTCCGCATCATAATTCTTGACCGCAAGCGCATAGCTTTCAAGTTTTGCCGAGCGCTCCAATTCAAGGTCCCCAAGCGCGTCGAGATTCAGCACCTCGCCCGTTTCGGGGTCGACGTTCTCCTCAAGAAATGCCCTGATCTGCGCATTTATCTCATAAAGTGTCATCTTAACCCCTCCAATGTTTTCTTGTGATTCTCTAGCATTTCCACCGCCATTCCCGCGTATTCCGAATGGTCAGCAACGAACTTTGCAAGCGCATTTATCGCACGTTCCGCACTTACGCGATATGCCGTGAACACATCGTTCATGCTGTCGCTCTTTCGGGAGTTGTCAAGCTGATTTTTTAACTCGTCGATCTCCTTTGACAGCTCGCGTTTCATCTCGATATACTCGCCGTCCGCGCGCTCGAGTTTCTCGTTATAGTCACTTACCGTCTTTTCGTATGCCTTGAGATCAATACACCCGGCGGGTATTTTTTCGTGGTGTTCTATCACTGTTTCGATAGGTCGGTTCTCAAGCTCCTTGATCTTGCTTTCAAGCGCGATCTTCTCCTGCTCGGCAGCGGTGTTTTTGTCTCGAAGCTCCTTGATCTGGCGCTCCAATTCACGCACGGAGGTGTTTTCTACGTCATTGTTCTGCGTGATCTCGATGCGCTCCGTTTCGGAAAGCGTGGTCAAAAGATACAGTTTTTTGTATCCGATTTGTCGCCCCGGGGCGACAAAATCACTCGGTAATTTTTCAACAATAGCTATATATTTATACACATTTTGTCTGCTTAAACCCGTTTCCTGTTCACAATAATCTCCGAAATCCGAGTAACCCAGTTCCTTATACAGCTTGTCGTCACGCATTTTCTTAAATCCGCTGCACATCTCGTACAGCGACTGTTGTGCCAACTGTGCGGCAGCCTTGATCTTGCAGTTAAGGTTGACTGCCAATGTGTATTTCTCCGTTACCTCACCGGGTGTTGCCGGAGGGATCTTCATCTGTGGTTTAATCACTGCTATCACCTCCCGTAATGTTCTCTGATGTATTCCCGTTCGAGAAACGCTTCGTATTCCTCCGCGGCAGCCTCCTCGCGGGCTTCTTCGCGGCGGAGCTCTTCGTCTGTGTCGATCTCGTCGACGGTGCCGTCGATATCGTCGAAGTGGTATCTTGTCATTGTGTCACGTCCTTTCCATCCATCTTCGTACCTTCGCCGCTTGACAGCTTCTCTCCTTGTATAACTTTCAATACTTCTACTTTGTCGGGAGCGAGGCAGAATGTGCATTCCGGCTCGTATTCTCCCGCTTTCCACGCTTTCGCGAAGTTCTCCAAACTGTCATATAAGCAGATTCCAGCTTCTTCCTCGCTCTGGTGCATAGTCAGCATAACAGCTTCATCATCTTCTTTGTTCCAACTGGCAAGATGATAGCTTTCGTAATTGTCGTAATCCCACGTTGAGAAAAAAAGTTCGCGACCGTCTATTGGATAGCCGGTGTCTTTCACTTTTCCGCGAATAATATTAGGAAAATATCCCATTTCACACACCCTTTCTGTCAATAAAATAAACGTATCTTTGCTTCATCTCTTGCGGAACTCCGTTGTCACGCTTTCGCGATCCTGTCCAGATTGTGCCGCCAGCCTCGCCCTCGCAAACGAAATTCGAGGCTTTGAGGCTTGCACCGTTTTCGCTTGCAAGAATGTATGTAATAACCTTTTCATACCCCATTTCGCGAGCGATACGAACACACGCGCCATACAGTTTAGAGCAGACGTTCCGCGTTCCGTCTGTACACAGGCGAGTGATTTCAAGCGTTTTGCCGTCGTCAAGGTGTCGGCTTACGGGTCTGCCGCATATCGCTACGCCAACAAGCTGTTCTCCCTCTTTGCAGCCGATACAAAACTTACAGCCCTGCGGAGATTTATGGTGTCTGTGATATTGCTCCACAAACTCGGTTGCCTCTCTAAAGGTTATTGGTATTATTTTCATTCGATGTCCTTTCCGTCCATTTTCGTACTAGGCTTCCAGTGTGTAGGCGAATAATAGACATACATGGATTTATCAGGAAACCACCAAAGATTTTTGTAGAAAACCAACTGTGTTTCATTTCTGATCCCGTTTTTATCGTCTATTTTTGTGTCAACAATTTGATTTTCGGGAGGCATTTGCTCTGATATTGAAATCCAATTATTGGGGTTTCCGTCCATTACCGCGCCACAATTGCAAAACGATCCTTTGACGTTTACGTACCTGCCACATATGGAACAACGAAAAATTTGTCTGCTTGCTTCGTTCAAATCGTGTGTCCAAGTATTCGCAGTGCTTATCCAATGCCCGTGTACAACCGGGCGAACATCGGCGGCAGGCATAAGATCAATGCTTTCAATAAAAAGATCCTTAATCATTTCAAGTATTTCGAGATTTTCGCTATCTAATCTGTCCTTTAATCTGTCATTGGTATCTTTAACTGCCGATTGTATAGTGTTTTTGAGCAAATCCGCGTCAATGTAATGTGTCATTATCAGCCCTCCTATTGAAGTTTTTGATAGGATTTTCCGCTTCGACCGCGTCGGGAGTTACTTGCTTATCGCCGCCGAAACTGACGAGCGCCCGGCACTCTTCATTGGAGCAAAGGAAAAACGTAACGTTCTTCGTCCCGCGGAATGCGGACACGGACACGCCGCAGAACGGGCACGGCTTGAGTTTAATCTCGTCCATCGTCGTATACCTCGCTTTCCTCGTCCTCAAACTCCAGATTGCGACCAACGTACATTCCCGCTATCATAAGCAACAGTCCGTCGACCCCTTTTCCCAGTGAGGTCCATAATTCCTTGATCCCGTATGTAATATGCTGATCGTTCAGATAATCCGTATGACCTATTGCGCCAAACAGTACCAACAAACCGAGCCAGAACAGAATATTCGTGATGATAAGCCGTTGCTTGGTTTCCTTTTCACTCATGGCTTGTCCTCCCGTACTATCTGATCCAACATTACTTTCGTGTCCGCTATCGACGCCTCGATCATGATTATCTCATGCTCGCAATCCGTCAGCAGCTTGTCCAACCACGCAATCTTTGTTTTGTCGGTGCGGTCGCCGCGCATATCCATATACTTCACCGCTTTTGCTTCAACGTCGCACTTGCGCATGTTAAGTACTCTAATGATATAAAGGAGCCGATCTTTTGTAAATCCCACTGTTTACACCTCCATAATAGGGCTTGTCCGCCCTTTAAACGTCCTTGCGAATTTACTTCGCGGCATTTTCAAGCGCCTCGCGCTCCGCAAGACGGCGACGGATCTCATTGTTTATCGCCATTTCCCGCGCAACATCGAGAACGCGCTGTTTGCGCTTTTTCATTTCCTCCTCGGGAACACCCGCGATGCATGCGTCGTCTACCTCGATAAGCGCCCCGTTTTTCGCTCTGAATGTCTTAATAATTGCCATAATAGCACCTCCTGTTTAATTGTATGCTTGTGGTGGTTGTACAGTTGTCAGCTGTTTATTTCGCGGCAAAGCTCTGCCGCGTATTCAATAAGTTCTCCGTTCGGATAAAATAAGTTGCTGAGAAATCGCCTTTTGTATCTTATTTAGATACTCAGTCGGCAAAAAAAATATCTGCAACTTGTTCCTGCGTGAGGTTATAACGTTTTATAATCGCGCTGATTTCGGGTTGAGAAAATCCTTTTGTTTGCTTTTTCTCGTTAATTTTACGCGAAAGAGTTACGCGTGACATTCCTAAAGCGTCCGCAAGAATTCCCTGATTTTCACCGTGATCAGCTATAACCGCACGCAGCTTGTTCTTATTCATCACATCACCTCCGAGTATCTTTTTAGGATATTTATAGTTTAACACACTTTTAAAGATTTGTCAATAGGTTTTGTATCTTTTTTTTATATTTTTTTTAAAATCTCTTGACAACTATATAAAAATATGATACAATGTAATGCAAAGAGGTGATACATTTGAATGAAATAGGTAATTATATTCGTAAACTGCGCACCGAAAAGGGCTTGACACAGGAACAGCTTGGCGAAATGGTAGGTGTTCAGAAAGCGGCGGTTCAAAAGTGGGAAAACGGCTCTGTTCAGAATCTTAAGCGAGCTACCATAAAAAAATTATCTGAAATTTTTAATGTATCTCCGGTCACTTTTGTTAAAGAGAACGCCGAACCCCACGAGCCCTCCAACATCTCCTATGTTATGGGCAGTAGAAACATCTACAACATTCCCGTATTTGAGAACGTTTCGGCGGGATTCGGAGCATATGCCAGCGATGAAGTCATAGACTACATTCCCGTTGTAATCACAAATCCCGCTGACGTTGAGGACACAATATCTATAAAAGTCAAAGGCGACAGCATGTATCCGAAGATCGAGGACGGTGATATTATTATAGTACGCCGTCAGACCTCGGTCGACAGCGGAGATATTGCCGTTGTGTTAGTTGACGGCGACGAGGGTCTTGTGAAAAAAGTAGTGTATGGTTCTACATGGATAGAATTGCAGTCGATAAACGAGGACTATCCCGTGCAGCGTTTCGACGGTGCGGAGGTGACGCGGCTGCGCGTTGTCGGCAAAGTTATCGGCAGTTATAAGAAATTTTAAAGGAAAGAGGTACAATTATGTTCACAGACGATTTCCGCGCGTATAAAACCAGAGTGTCACAGCATATTTCCAAATTCCCCGATATGACGGAGGAAGCGACCAAGACTGTACTCATTATGCCTTTCCTTATGCTCCTCGGATATGATGTTTTCGACCCGAACGAAATACTTCCCGAATACACTTGTGATGTTGCTACGAAAAAGGGCGAGAAAATTGACTATGCGATAATGCGCGACGGCGATCCTGTCATACTCGTTGAAGCAAAAAGAGCGGGTTTGAAACTCCAGAAACAGCAGCAAGATCAGCTTTACAGATACTTTTCAACAAACCGCTGCCGAATTGCCGTGCTTACAAACGGCATTACATACCACTTTTTCAGCGATATAAATTACCCGAACGTAATGGATGATGATCCGTTTCTGTCGTTTAATGTTCTGGAGGATGATGAGGAACTGTTTCTCTCATCACTCGAACAGTTCCATAAAGAGAATTTCAATATTAAAGAAATATTGTCAAAGGCTGTTTTCTTGAAATATGTTAAGGTAGTGGAGCAGACGCTGAAGCAGGATTTGATCAACCCCAGCGACGAGCTTGTCAAGTACTTTTTATCGCGTCCGGAAATAAAAACAGGAGCGCGTATCACTACACAGATCATTGAAAAACATCGCGATGCGACCGCCGAAGCCATGCGCAAAGTAATGGGCGTGACTGTAAGCTCTGTAGTTTCAGCCCCCGCTGCTATAAAACCTCAAGAGGAAAAAACCGAAGTCGTTGGCGGTGTTATAGGCTTTGTTAAGCAGCTTTCCGGGGGATATGACTGTCAGTCCAAATTGGATCACGGGGTAAATTCTGTTTATATAATGAGGAATAATAACAGAGTAGGCAGAATAAGGGTATCAAAGAAACGTAATACTTTTAGATATGATTATACCGATTTACTTTCGGGGAAACTGTATTTTGTTCGTGGTGTTGAAGAATGCGAACAAGTGATAATAAATACCGATTATGCAACTGTCTGAAAAGCAGTAAGCGAGGTGAACCAAATGGAACGTTACGCAATGTACCTCCGCAAATCCCGCGCTGATTTGGACGCTGAGGCTCACGGCGAGGGCGAAACGCTGGCTCGGCACAAGAAAATGCTGTACGATCTGGCGGGGAAGATGGGGCTAACTGTGGACGACGTTTACGAGGAGGTTGTTTCCGGCGACAGTATCGAGGGTCGTCCGCAGATACAGAACCTGCTCCGTGCTATCGAGGGACGGGCGTACACGGGCGTGTTTTGTATGGATATCGACCGTCTGGCGCGCGGAGACACTATCGATCAGGGAATAATCGCGCGGGCGTTCCGTATATCCGAAACCAAGATAATCACTCCGAAAAAGGTCTACGATCCTAATTCCGAATTCGACGAGGAGTACTTTGAATTCGAGCTGTTTATGGCTCGCCGCGAGTTCAAGATTATTGGCAGACGTATTCAGCGCGGACGTATCGAATCGGCGAAGGAGGGGCGTTTTATCGGCTCTGCCGCGCCGTATGGCTACGATAAGGTGAAAATAAAAGGCGACAAGGGCTACACTCTCGAGCCGAACCCTAACGAGGCAAAGGTCGTTCAGCTGATATACGAAATGTACCTCAAGGGCGACGGTAAATCAGTGATCGCCAAAAAACTTGACTTAATGGGAATTAAACCGCGTAGCGAAAAACCGTGGAGCAGCTCCACGGTCGTCAATATTCTAAAAAACCCCGTGTACATCGGTAAGGTCCGCTGGGGCTACCGAAAATACACAAAGGAGCTGACCGACGGTAGCGTTATCAAGCACCGCGAAAAAAATGAGAACTGCGTATACGTCGACGGTCTGCACCCGCCGATAGTCTCGGAGGACGTTTTCAACCGTGTACAGCAGACACTAAAGCAGAGGACTAATGCGCCCGTCAAGTCTGATCTGTCGCTGAAAAATCCGCTGTCGGGACTGATATACTGCGGAAAGTGCGGCGCTGCGATGACGCGTCTCGGAGAAAACAGCCGTTGCCGCAGCGCGACGATCAAGTGCTCCAATCGGTATTGCGATACCGTCGCGAGCAAGCTGCATATTGTCGAAGGTGCGGTGATAGACTTTCTGGACGGTTGGATCGAGGAGTATAAGGTCAACGTGGAACGAAATTCTCCGCTGCTGCCCGAATCGACGATTGAGGTGTACAAAAATAATCTGTCCGATCTTCGAGAAGAGCTTGACACCATAAAAAAACAGATCGACAAGACATACGATCTTCTGGAGCAGGGAATATATACGATCGATATTTTTAAGGAGCGCAGCGCGAATTTAACGGCGAAAAGGGGAGAAGTGGAACAAAAAATCACAGAGGCCGAGTGTGAGATCGAAAGGTATCGAACTAATCTGGAGATCCGCGAGAATTTTATCCCGTACTTTGAAAACGTCCTCGCAATCTATCGCGTAAGCTCCGATGTGGCCGAGAAGAACCGTTTGCTAAAGACGATAGTCAGCCGTATCACATACACCAAGGATGTGCGCAATACGCGGCGAGATCCCAATGCGGCGTCGTTTAATCTTCGCATATTACCGAGTGTTACCGAGTAGCATAATCACGTATATCCATATACATATGGATATATATGATTATAGTAAAAGCACTTTATTTTATTTCTTTGATTATTTGATTTGTTTAAGGCAATATTATATTATAATAGTATAAAATTAACAATTTTTATATATATTTTTTTGTAAAACATACAAAAAAATTACCATTTGCGCAGAATTTCGACATGTTGTGCAAACCACGATAAATCATATTGAAAAAAATTTAAAAACATGCTATACTTATTTTTAGAAAATATTTTATTATGTTTTACATGAATATTACAATTTTCAATTGTGATATAAACATCTTTTGGAGGAGGATATAAGCATATGCAATTAGATAATAAAAGGGGTTATGCTTGTGGAAAAGAACTGCAAGTAGACAAAAAAGTTATAACATTTAGGGATTCAATTATATACGCCGAAAATATTTCTTTAATTACAATTTCAAAACCTCCTGCAAATATGTCTTTTATTGGAGCTATGATCCTTTCTTGGATAGGAATTCTTTTGATTAGTGCGGGTGATTCTTTTAGAACAGAAGATTTAAAGGCATTTGGAATATATCTATTGATAACTGGTGTAATATGGTTCATTGTGGTAATGGTAGTAAATTTCTCTAGAAACGAATATTTGGTTATTAACTTGAATTCGGGAGTGTCATTAATTTTTTACTGCCCAAATCGTGAGTTCTTAAATAGAGCAGTAGAAATATTGATTAGATGTATTAATGAAAACCCGGATGAATCTGTTATTATACAATTCGACAAATGCGCGATATCGGGTGGCAATTTTTTTAATGAAAGCACATTGTAAATAAGGAGAAGAACTATGATATCATTCAAAGAAAATAATATTTCAGGTGGCAATTTTTTTGAAAAATCTACTTTTTCCACAGGTCACGAAACCAATAACACTATTGAGATTAATTCAGAGATAGATTATGATCAATTGACAAAGCTGTTATGTGAAGTATTTGCCAACACGTCAAATACGCAGGAGAAAGAATGTGCAAGCCAAGCAGCTAACCTTTGTAATAATGATAGGAAATCTTTGAAAAATTATATAATTGATAATATCAGTACATTTGTAACTGGTTCTTTTGCTGCAACGGCAGGAGGATTATTATTAGAATTAATCAAAAATTTATTGCGAATGTAATCTCTCAATGTTTTTATAGATTTATTAAGCATTTATAACCCATAATGGAGGGCTTCAATATGAGTAAGAGGATTTTTATCGGGAGTGCTGGAAGTCCAAGTTCTCTTGAAACTGCTAAAAAAAATGGCTAAGGTTTTGGAGCTAATTGAAGCAAGTGTAACAATGTGAAATCAGGAAAACGTTTTTCCTATCGGAACCATTACTATATAAAAATATCATAATTCTTTGTTTTATAACATTTCGCTGACAAACATTTCCCAAAGTGCTAAAATCAAACACAAACTATTGGCTTACTTTGTAAAGAAAAACGCCCTCTCGGATACGTTCCGAGAGGGCGTATAATAAATTCAGTTAAGTGTTAAATCGCTCGGCTTGACTGTTGCGACTACTACGCCGCCATATCAAAAAATCACTCCTTATAAAATATCGGCGGGGCGTCGCGCCCCGCCATTATTGAATTACTTCATCAGCTTGTCGACTCTAGCCTGCACCTCGGAGTAATTATACCCCGCTTCGATGAGCCGCTTCTTGCGCACGTCGCCATTGCCCCAGTCGCCGCGGATTACCTCTTGGGCGATCTCGTCGACGGTTTTCTTTGTGACGGGCTGAATGTCTGCGGCGTTGACCCAGCCGTAAACGGTCGAGCCGCTGCCGTCGTTCACAAGGTGAAACGGGTGCGCTGCGCCGTTGGTAATGCGCGTGATCCTCGCCTTACCGGGTTTGCACGCCGTCCCGCGTGTTCCCGTGGAGCTCGTGTAGTGGGTAGTTCCCGTAAAGGTCACGATATCGCCTACATTAAAGCTCGTTGCCGACGGCTTTGCGGTCGAGCCTGCGGCGGAAACGCCGTAATACTTATTGAGATCGCCGAGGTTTTTCGTCACGCCGTTCTCAATAATCGTGTTCTTAGCTAGGCTGCTGAACTTCAGCGTACCCATTCCGCAGACCTTTATCGGGTCAAACAGCTCGTTGTTGGTATAGAAAATGTTGTATAGGCTCAGTTTAAAGTCTTTCAGCAGCGTGAGGTGCAGGTGATTTCCGTACTGGTTCTGCGTCTTTCCCGTACCGCCGACCCTGCCGATGATCTGACCGCGCTTTACCTTGTCGCCTTTCTTGACGAGCGCGGGTGCCATCATATGCGCGTACACCGAGAAAACGCCGTCGGCGTGCTCGATAATAACGCGATTTCCGAAATTATCCTGCCTTGCTGACATTGTGCTCGTATCAACGACTGTTCCGTCAGCGACTGCTTTGATAGGAGTATTCGCGGGCGCGGCGATATCCGTGCCGTTATGCCAGCCGCTTATCCATGTGCTGCCCTTTTCGCGGAAAATAGATGTGACGGACGCGTCTGTCGTTCCGACAACGTCGCTCAGCTTGGAGTAGGTCACCTTTGCCGCGACATCTGCCGAGGACTTATTTAGTGCGTTCAGATACCCCTCAACGAGCGACTTGAACGCTTTCCAGTTCTTATATGCAGTATTCGCGTTGTTGCTGTCAAAGATATAGCACGGACACCACTTTTCTCCCGATATGGGATTGGTGCACTGCTTGTCCACGTCAGAAAAGCTCTTTCCCGCGAGCTTGTTTACCCAATAAGTATGAGTTACAAGCGTGTCCATTGAGAGCTTGTGTTTCCACATCAGCCACGCGATCAGACGCGCGGCATTGTCCTTCGCCTTGTTGTCGGCGGCGGAGTGCGTGCCGTCCATAATGATCTCGACCGACAACGTAGTCTGATTGCCGCCGTTCCTATCGTTGGTGTCGCCGTTGCACCACTCGACCTCTGCGCCGCCCTCGGGATCGTTCGCGCACATCCCCGTACCCGCGCGGAGGTTCTGCCATGCGCAAAGCTCATCTACATAAAACGTCGTTCTGGTCGAGCCCATATTCTCGTTGTACGTCGCGAGGGTATACTGTGCGCCGTCGTCGGCTATGTCGGGGAGATCGGCGGTGTTATGTACGGAAATGCCGCCTACCTTGCCCGTACCGCCGCTTAGCTTACGACCGTCCTTGTATGCGCTCCCAGCGCTGAAGCCTGCCGTTTTGGCTTTCTTGCTGTCTTGCCATTTCGTCCCATCGGGAATGATCTTCTCGTTGACTTTTACGCCGTTTATCGTGTATGTACTGTTCGGAGTCATTTGTCATCACCATCCTTTTTCTCGGATTTGAGCGCCGCCGCGTCGGTCAAGCCTTCGCCGAGAATATACCCGACGACGGACGCGCCCGCCATAATGCAGCCCGTCACGGTCTCGGCAGTGCCGGACGCGCCGCCGAACGCGAGTATAAGCCCCGCGACAAAGCCCGCGACGGCTACCCACAGCTTGCGGCTTGTGAGCTTTCTTTTCCAGTCGATTTTGTTCATACTATACCTCCTATAACTTCCATTAACCTAGCCAC